GGCTGTTGTATAATTTTTCAAATAAATCTCTAGCTTTTTCTACACTAGAGACATATCCCATTTCTTCAGATACGTTAACTTTACCATGTAATCTGTTAAGATTTAAAATATCATCTTCTTCTTCCATACAATATCTTTCGTATATAGCAATAACTTTTGGATCTCTCATTTCAGTCATTGTTATAATTTTATCTGGTTTTATAAGAAACATTTCTTCATTAGATAATTCCATCCAAGGTTTTACTTTAATATAAGATCCTTGTCCAGCATTCATCATTTTCATTGTTACAGGACATTGTGCAATAATTATAGGCTCATCATTAGTTTCATCAATGCAAACAGTTGCAAGAATCTCTTCTCCAGATATTAATTTTATATTTGCGTAAAACTCCTCGCCCATTAGTTCTTTAGTGGTATGCTTACAATGTCATAATCGAAATTTTCTTCGTTGTAAACTTTGATTCTTTCAATTAAATGATTCAATGTATAATTTTTTCTTGACTTATAACTGATATCATCGGCAATATCATATAAGGTTGCTTTTGTTTTTTTGTTTCCTTTTCTAAGAACTCTACCGATGGATTGAAGATTTCGGATTCTGGATTTGGAGGGTGATGCGAATATTACGTTGTGTAAATTTTTGATATTAATTCCTGTAGAAAAGGTTCCATAGGATGCAATTATTATAGCATCTTTTTCTTGCTCCGTTATTTCTCTAACACTTTCACGACTTTCGGTGTCTACTCCACCATGTACAAAAAATACATGTCGATCATTACTAGTATTACTATTTATTAATTCATATAATGGTTCGCCATGACCTTCCACTCTTGCAAATAATATTAATGTATTTCCCTTTAAATCTAAAGCAAGATTTTTAATAAAATTATTTCTACGATTATGAGTAATAATATATTGAACCTCTTCCTCAAAGTTTTCAAATTTATTCGGTGGGTGTTTCAATAGAAGCACATTGATATCCAGTTTTGCCAAATGCCCTTTCTTCATTAACTCGTCAGTTTTAATGATTTTATAGGAAGGTCCAAACAATCCCTCAAGAACCCATTTATGTGTTTGAGTTCCATCAAGAGTTCCTGTAAATCCAAAGCGATATTTACATTGGTGCAATTTAGTCATTATAGATATAAGTGACTTTGATTTAAACTGGTGAGCCTCATCCCCAACCACAACAGAGAATCTCTCAAAATATTTTCGGGGAAGTTTGTAGATTGATTGCCAGGTAGTAATAATGACTTGAGAGTCTGTCTCTCTTTCTTTTCCTGCGTATATCTTGTGGCAAAATGAACCTACGTCCCAGCCATAATCTGCAAAATCTTTATACATCTGCTCTACTAGCGAAGTCGTCGGAACAACTATCAGAGTATTTCTCTTCTGTTCAACGTAATATCGAACAATCGAATATATCATCAACGATTTTCCCGAAGCAGTTGGGGATATCAACAACTTTCTATTATGTCTTAGAGCATCGTATACTCCCTCTACTTGATAAGGTCTAGGTTTATGTTTGCATATAGCATTCATATAATCCTTAACACCTTCTTTTGATATACCCTTATTAACTTCAAAGGGTAATCCGTAATGTTTACTATCTACAAATTCGTAAGTATATCCGTGATCTTGACAAAACTGAACTACTCTATCTAATAACCCAACATATATCTCTCCAGTCTGGGTATTAAACAGTCTTATTTTACCATCCCAAAATTTCTTCTTATAAGCAGGTGAAAACTTCGCACCAGGTACTTCAAACGTAAATTGATCCGCTAATTCATAATATACATGAGGTTCTGCATTTACAGACAGGAATACCTCATTTTTCTTTGCAATAACCAAGTGTGACATTTAACTGTCTCATTTGATTTTATTTAGCCTGCGTTATTATGTCTATCTGCTACTGCTTTATTACCAAAACCCATAGAAGCTCTTCTTCTAGCATTAGCAGCTTGTGCTTTTTGTACTCTTTGATTAAAATCACTTATTGATGCTGGTGGATCATCATATCTTGTAGTTCCAGGTCTTTTTGTACTAAGATCAGGATCTCTTCGTTCTCCCGTCTCTGGATTGTTCCTCCAAGATGATCCTCTTCCAGCAGCAGATCTTCCTGGTTGATCACTTGCGGTTTGTGTATTAATTGGTCTAATCCTTGCTCCTTGTTTATCTTCTTTACCAGCATCTGGTGTTTGTGATTTAACTTGAGCTCTATCACTTTTTTTAACACCTCTACCTTCTCCTGATTGTAAACGTGCTCTCATTAGGTTATTAAAAGAAGGAAATCTTATACCCCTATCGCTTATTGCATCTGCTGATTGTGCAACCTTTTCCTTTCTTTCTTCATCATCGTGTTGAGATACTGGTACTCTTTGTTGTCTTTGAGGAGTAGTAACTCTTTCAGTTGCAGATGCAACTTCATCTTCTACATCTTTTCTTTGAGATTTTTCTCTTACTTTAGTTTCAGTTTTACGTTGTTTATATTCTTTTGTTGATTCACCTTCTTTTCTTTTAAGATGTTGATCTGTACTAGGTACTTCTTGATGAGCAATTTCTCTACCAACTACTTTTGAAGCATAAGTTTCAAGATCAGGTTCAGAAGTTGATATTTGAGTTTGTCCTTGTTTATCGCTTATATTGGTTCTATCTTTTGATGTTCTTCCACCTCTAGTAGTGAGAATATTATCTGTAATAGCAGTATCCTTTAATCCAGCAGATTGTGCTGCTTTAGTTAATTGTGCTCTTAATTTTCCACTACCAATCATCTGTTGACGGTTTCTATGACCTCTTCGATGATGTCTAGATTCTGGTGAATAAACATAACTATCAACAGCTGCTCTCATTTGATCATAATATGAATCACTATCATCAGATGTTCTACCACTCGTAAAATCTGAATCCTTACCTTCCGTATGTCTAAAATGAAGAGGATCATCAGGATTATCTTTTGCTGCTTCAAGACGATCTAACAATTGCTTTCTAACATCTGCCATTATTGCATATGCTTCTTCCTCCTTTTCTTTATTACCAGAAACTAGTAACTCACCTGCCTTTTTCATAGCACGGTTTGTAAATTTAGAACCCCTATATTCATTCCACCACTTTCTTTCAGAAGCCTCAGCACTATACCTTCCTTCACTTAATATCCATTGAATATATTCTTTAGACGGTGATATGTATCCCATTTATATAAACACTTTTCTTCTATTTATTGATTCATTGCCCATACATTACCTGATATACTCACACGCTGCTCATCACTAGTATAAAATGGATATACTTGATGCATTAATTCTGAAGGAAATAATAACATATGTCCTTCCACTTCAGGTGACATTGCATAAGTTGTTGATACTATCTTTCCTAACATATTAGTATATAAAAATTCAAAACAACCTACTTTTTTATCAGGTTGCTTTATCCCATCTAAAAAAGATTGCTTAAATTCTTCTTCAGAAGTATATGGAATTTTCATCCATATAACAAATGAATACGTTCCATTGTGATTATGTGGTGGATTAAATTCATGTTTATTTTGAAAATTTACCCATAGACCGTTAAGTTGTAATCTTAAACCTTTTTTATTTTCTCCACTAGCATTAATATATTCATTAACTAATGGTTGTATTGCATTTTTTGTAAAAATACTATCTGTATCAATTAACTGATAACTTTCAGATAAATTTCCCGCTAAAGTTTGTTTATAGTTAACAGCATCCTTTTTAGCCTTACGAATACATTTCCAAAGATGCTTCATTATCTGATCATCTAACATTGATTCCATCCAGAATCCACTATCTGCAGGTACAACCCGAAGTTTTAATTGTTTTTGTGCTTTCATTTAATTACATTCCTGCTTGAAATCTGTTCCATTCTATAGCATTTTTAATTTGAAAAGTTCTATTAGATACGTTTTTAATTATCTCTTCTAAGAATTTTAAAGTAGCATCATAATATCTTATCTTGAGATCTAACTTGGTTAGTTTCTCATCTGCTTCTAGATGCCTCTGTATTGCATCTTTTTCTCTAACTTTATATGGGAAAGGTTCTTCCTCATATGCAGCAGGATCTGCCTTACCTGTATAGTAATTATATCTTTCTAGTTTAACTCTATTATATGAGTCTCTTGCTTTTTCACGCAACAAAGTAATGGTATTATAAACTGTATAATACTTTGAGTGTAACTGGGGTATTCTTAACGACTCATCATGTAGATTATCAGGATCTATGACAGCATCTCGCTCCCACATCTCCTGAATTTTATCAAGATTCATAATTTATTTCAAAGGTTCACCATTGGGGTCTACCATATTATACACAGTATACTTGAAATTAGCCTCTGCTGTAAAGTACTGTATATCCGACTCTGTTGCATCAAATTCTAAAGAAGTTAAAGAAGTTGGAAAAAGATCTCTAAATTTAACAGATGCAACCTTTCTATAATTACTATTTAAAATTGAAAGTGAACCATCACTCCATTGTTCATTTAAATCTCTTAGACCATCTGAATCTGTTGTCTGTTTTTTGAATTGATCTGCTGTTTCTGGAAACCCTATACCTGTTAACCAATTATGAATTGCCATATAATTCTCAATATTTTCATCAACTAAGAAACGTATTATAAGATCACCGTATGTAAGTTTCTCACCAGGAACATCAATATCCTTTAGATATGATGGTTGGATTGCAGTACCAAGTGTTATCTCAGGTATTCTAGCAGAATTACAGAAAAATGCAGCTTTTGGATACTTTGCCAAAGTAAACTTAAATCCAACAGGTGCTAGAAAATTCCTGTTTTCTATTTGAT